CAAATGCTGGGTTAAGAACAAACTTAACATTTGCCAAGAATGGAATTACATATGAAGTATAAGCAAATCCAAAGTTCAAGTCCATACCTTTACCAGTGATAGCACCAATATCAGCAGCCTGAATTAACAAACCTGAAGAGATAGCTTCTTGCTTGATGGCCTCATTAACCATACGCATACCACCCATACCAGTTTGTACAATAAGAGATCTTTTTGGATCTGGTCCTTGGAACTCAACCTTACCATTGAAGAAGTTATAGATTTCTCCACGGAATAAGTCAAGAGTAAAGTTATTTTTGTTGTATACTCTTTTGAACGCATTGTTCAATTGTTGCCAAAGTCCAACAGATAATCTGATATCATCTGGACCATCTTGCTTAACTTTACCTCCTTGTCCCCACATTAAGTAAGTCTCAATGTCAGTTGCAATTTTAGAAAGGTGAGCTGCTTCCATGTTTGTCAAGAAAGTTCTAGACAAATCTCCGTTATCAAATGCTTTTTTAACAGCATCTTTACCCATAACTTTTACCATATCCTCTAAAGATGTGATAGATGGATCAGTAACATTTTTGTCAAATGTTCTCCAGATCTCTGTTACAGGAATAGTACCATCTGCATTCATACCACCTTTGATCATTAAGTCTGCTCTAGAAGAGATAGAATAATGTACGTGAGCTTCAGCACCACCAACAAAGTTGTAGTATTCACGGAAACCAGCTTGTGTAATGATGTCAGAAAATCTTTCACCATACTCACCTCTTGCAGAACCTTTTCTGAAGAATCTAGTTCCATTAGCTAAATATGCATTGTCTAAGAATCTAGTGTTGTCATTATTTACAAGTTGAACAGTGTAAATAAATCCATCACCAATTGGAAGAATGTCTTCATCTGTGATGTACAATTCCACACCATTATACTTGTCATAAGTAATAATGTCACCGTGACCAAACTCTCTACGGCTTAATTTAATTCTGAAGGTTGTTCCATCAATACCTTTAAAAGTATTTGTTGGCTCAATATCTTCAATTACATATGGAAGATCTGTAGAGACAGGAGTCTGCCACTTATACTCTCCACGAGCATTATCAACCATAATTACATTTTTGCCACCAAAGCTAGAAAGCTGATAAAGGGGCATTTCTACTTTTTGAGCCATAGCCCAAAGGTCTACTGGACCTAAATCCATAGGTTCAGCATCTTTTAACATATTCACTAAGTGATAAGAGTCTACATGCGATGAAGCTTGGTAGGCTGTATCTCTCAGGAATATCCCATTGTTTAAAATTGGAGTTGCCATTTTTATATTTGTTTTATTTGTTACTTAATTAAAATCTCTTGAAGAATCCACCTCTTGAGATAGTTTTTTGCGGTTTGCTAGTTCTTGTTTTTGAATCATATTCTCTATCATCATTTACAGAAGAAGTAATTTTTCTAGCTTGTTCTGTCTTTAATTGTCTTACAACTTTTTCTGTAGCTTGCTTACCACCTTGCTCTTTTATCTTTGACTTATATCCATTTGGATCTGCAAGTAACCAAAGTGCCTCAGCAATTAAATCATGTCTTGGTTCTACAAACTGATATTTCTCTAATAAGTGGCCTAGTAAGTTTGTAGGTTTACCAGATATAGATGGATAATTAGGTTGTACTAATCCGGAGTATAACATACTTTGAACTTTCTTATCTAATCTTATTCCACCTATCTCACCATTAACAAGAGTACTATATACATTATCTGTATAAGCTCTAGCTGCTTCTTCTTGCTGTTGCCTTTTTAATTCTTGTTCAGCAAGTTGTCTAGCAACTATTTCTTCTTGCATTCTATCTAACTTTGGTTTAAACTGATTAGCCTTTTGTTCAAGTCTATTCATATCTTTCCAGTCATTGATTTCTTCTTCAATTTCTTCTGGAGTACCAAAGCTTGTAGCATATAAATACTGACGTGCAATTTCTGCTTGATCATATTCATCAGATGGATCTAGTTGTCTCATCTCTTCTACTTGAGCAAGAGTTCTAAAGAGACCTTTAAGATCTGTACCACCATCTGCTACATACTTAGCTGCATACTGAAGTTCTTCTGGAAGTGCATTAAAAAACTCTTTTGGAGTATTTTCTCTTACTGCATTTTCTCTTTCCTGGAAGTTTGCTTCAAATAGTTCACGGAAATCTTTTGTAGTATATTCTTCTAATGGTTTGTCATCATCAAAAGGTACTAAAGATCCTTCCTCAATCATTTTTTGTGCTAATTCAGCAAGACCAGATTTATCAATCTTTGGTCTACCCTTATTACCAGCATCTTCTTCTTGAGTAATTAAACTATCTAACTCAGCTATAGTTTCTTCTACTTCTTCTTTCTTTGCTACTTCTTCTTTAGAAGCAGGCTTGTCAAGGAACGAGGTATCTGTAGTTTCCTTTGAAAATACAGATTTTGGTTTTTCTTCTTCTACTGGTAGCATTACATTTTCTGCTCCCGGCATTCCAAACATCTCATCAATATTTACATCTACATTCCCTACCAGTGTAGAGTCCTGTACCTGACCTTTGTCAGATTTGTTTTCTAATTCTTCCATATGTGTTGGTTTTGTTTATAATTTAATATAAGAAATAAACTTCAAAAATTTATAATAATAAAATTTATTTTTCGCACTATATAGCTAAGTACTATTCTTTTTCTTTATTTTTATTTTTATTATCGTATTTATTTTTGTTTTCTCTGGCTATTTGTAGCTGTTTATCTGCTATTTCTTTCTGTGCCATGATCTTTTCTCTCTCTATATCCATCTTCTGAGACTGTCTTAAGTTTTCATTAGATTGCTTTTCAATCTGTAAACTTGTTTGTTGCTCATAAGCTTCTGACTGTCTTATCTCTTTCATAGCATCTGCATAATCAGATATTTGATTTTTATTTACATCTGCCATAGAGCCATAACCTGCTGCTTTAATTTCAGCAACCAAGATATCTCTTTGTCTATCTTTTTCTTTTTCAGCAGCTTGTGCATCAAGTTTCATCTTCTCAGTTTGCTGCATTGACTGTAATTGCTGTTGTTGCATTTGCTGTTGTTGCTGTAGTTCTTGTTGTTTTTGTGATGATATTTTTTCTTCAGAAGCTTTAAGAACATTATTAAGCTCTGCAATTGAATCAGATTGTACTATTCTTCCAAGATCATAAATACTTGCTCCAGTAGTATTATTTTGAATAGCCATTTGTTTTAACTGTTCTAATACAGATCTATGATTAGCAGTTGTAGAACAATAAATATTTAAATCTCTCATTAAGAGATCTGTACCATTTACTTCAAAGTTTACTTTCTCATCTGCAGAAGTTGTATATGTAAGTCTTGCAGATGGTTTTGTAGAGTTATAGTATTGTGCCAAGTCAGTTCTCATTTGATGAACTCTTGGCATTAGATAATCACAGTGCTGAATAAAGAATACTTCTGTCTGTGCATATGACGCTTGTAAAGCTTGTTCTACTCCGGTAGCTGTAGTTTGAGATAACTGTTGACCCATTCTTTGTGGGTTAACACCTATTACTTCATATGCTTGTTGCTTAAAGTGATTAGCTAAACTAATTCTTGACATTAATCTTTCTGTCTGAGAAAGATCTAGTTTTTGAAAATGCTGGAAGTTTAATGCATTCTCTGTATTTGTAATAGATGTATCCAAAGGTAACATCTGGAAGTTCTTCATTGCAACATATGCTTTAGCATAGTTTCCTTTACCCCAGTCTTCTCCAAGAGAATGTTTAGGTAGAGTATTCTGATCAAGCATGATAATAGTACCTAGTTCATCTACTAAGATATCTGCAATCTGATTGTTTACAATGTTATATCCAATCTGATATGGCTTCATTAGATCTATAAGTGCAGTAGACTTAGTATTTCTATCTGAGAACACAGAACCTTCTACTGGTAACTTACAACCATATAAACTTTGATCTCCTTTAAATTGGAACTTTAATGCTCCAATTTTATTTTTTTGTACACCAATATATATTGGAGAGAATCCTCCTGGATTATTCATACCCCAGAAAGAAGGAATGTTTGGACCAATTTTAATACCACCCCAAACTTCATTAATCCAAATCCAATCTATATGCTCACCTTGTACAAGAGTATCTTTAGTTTTGTTTTTGAATAATCTATTATCATATATTGGTTTGTCTGTTACTTCATAATCTTCTGTAACAATTTCATTTGCAACTTCTCCAGTTTCTGAAATCTTTGTAAGGTGACCAACTTTTCTTTGTGACTTCCAATATGCTGTAGTTACTCTTAATAGATATGCAGTACCTTGATCAAAGTAATCTTCACCTTGTGAAAGTATTTGATTTATAATATCGCCACCATCTGTAATTGAGTTTGCAACTGCAGTTGTATACTGTCTATATGCAAGAGAAGGCATATTAACATTCCATTCATGAGATTTTGTGCCGTCATAATATGTACCATCATTTTGATATCCACCAACTATATAACCACCAGATCTAATAGGATAGATTGCTTCTAATGCCTTTAATTGTTCTTCAGACATAATATATCCAAACTTGTCTATTACATCTGATACAGTAAACATATCTATCTTACCTACCCAGTTACCTTGTGATATATATCTTGCATCTGGAGATTTGTGATAGAATGTAACTACTGGATTCCAGAGTTCTACCTCATAGTCATCTTCCATCATGTGGAAGTGCCAGAACTCTCTATCTGTAATAAGCATGTCTCTAAAGGCTCTTTCCTCTAGCTCATCCATTCTAAATCTTTCAACATCTACTTTATGCTGATGATATGCCCACTGCTCTATCATAGATCTATAATCTTTCTTAAAGAAAGATTCTATCTCTGGTAATGTTTTAAGATTTTCTGGTGATACTTGCTCTTGTACTTCAGGTGCTTGAGGATCTATTCCCTGCTCTATTAATGCAGTAACAATTTTTAACTGTGCATCTGCTAAAAGAGTTTCTTCTACCATCTGTCTTTTTTCTTCTAGCATCTCATTATATGAGAACTCATCTACCGCTCTATATGTCAGTTTAGTTGATCTTTTAGCAAACTCTGCTACTAACACATTAATTACGTTTGGAATAATTGGATAGAACTTTAACTCAAGAGCTGTTGCTTCTTCTCTGGTTAATATTTCTACTATATCTCTATATTCATTATTCTCCTCAATTATATAATCTGTTCTATCTATAATTCCCTTTGCAAGTTTATAGTTCTTCATTAGTCTTCTTGCATTTCTTCTGATTTGCTTAAGACCATTCCATTCTAACCAGTCTAAGTTCCAAGCTGCCCATTCTTCATCTTTATCTTTCTTAGATAAAAACTGTAGAGGCTGGGTAATACTACCCATCCTATTTTGTTCTGTTTTAGCTCCTTTTTTTAACTGTAATGCGTTATATACCTGCATAGTTATTTTATATTTTTAAATGGTGATTTTTTAAATACCGAACCATTTGTTAATCTACCGTTATTACCCATGTGCCTAAATGGACTACTATTTAATTTAAACAAATTTTCTGACTTTTGCAAGTTTTTAGCGGCATCATCCATTATAGTTCTTCTTGCATATCCCCTATTAGATTGTTGCACTCTCATAAATGCAACTAATGCTGTAAATGCTACAAGTCTATCCACGTTCAGACCATCTGTATATTCTTGCATCTCTTTGAGTAACATTGGATCTGGAATTCTTTCTATACCATATTTAGTCTTAACAATTGTACCATCCGGTTTTGTAACTGTATCTAACTCCTCCTTACAATATTCAATAGCATAACTTAATAAGTGACCTTTAAATAAATTACCAGTATTTCTCCAACCATACTCTTGGTATACGTTAGTATTAGCACCTAGATCCTTTAAAAACATGATCTGACTCTTTGGTACAAGATACCTTTGTTTTTTCTTAGATATCATGTATTGTATAAATAAAGAGATGTTACTTTCTATTAGTGCCCAGGCATTATACCATTCTATTATTAGCTCTAACTTCTGATGTGTTTTATTTATATCATCATATCTACCACACCATGATGCAACAATTTTATCTTGTTCTATATATGTTTCTGTTTCTACACCCGTATGTCTAGTTACTTGTATAGGGGCTTTCATTACAAATATAGAACACAATGAATCTGATGTAGTTGTCTTACCTTCTGATACAGGGTCAATAGAAGCATAATACTGTCCGAACTCTGGATCCTTAACCGGTCTTTCCCATACAACAAGAGTACCTGTTTTATCTTCTAATTTTTTAGATACGGGAAACTGCATGATGGGCAGCTTATTAGTTTCCTTAACTTTTGGCTTTCCATTCTCATCATAGAATATATCTAAGAATTCATATGCATATTCTTTCTCATCTATTCTTCTCTGCTGTGCTGCTACCAGATGTGTTGGGAATACAGAGACTGATCTATGTGCAAATGCTTCTTCAATATTTCTAGGGTGCTGAGATATTCTTAACTGGTAGTCTTCTGGAGATAAATCTTTCTTCCACTGTTCAAATTGATTCTCAAGTGCAACTAATGCTTCTTCTACAAGTGAATTACCATATTGATCTATATGTGGTGGCATAGACCATTGCTCAGGAATAAACAATCCTGAGAGACCTTCTGTTCCTTTGCTATCTATCAAGTTTGTTTCTACCGCATAGATATCTTTAGATGTAGGGTTTAGAATCATATCCTTAAGGGGATTACACTGAGATAAATCTCCTACTGATCCTGCAGCTATAAACATACCAGTAGTAATTAAACCAGATCTCATTGCTGGCCTCATATACTCATATGTTTGATCCATCTTTGGTGCAATACCAGCCTCCTCATGGAAGAAGAATTTTACTGGACCCCCTACACCATTTGTAGGATCTTTCTCAAATGACATGCCCTGCATTGTACCTTTGAGACCTACTTCATTTTTTCTATCTCCCTTTCTTACTTCAATCTTTTGCTGCCACATCATTACCTTATGTGGTGTCATTGGTCTATACCATGCGGTATGCTCATTTAAGAAAGCAGCATATTCATCTAAGAACTTCCATGAACCTTTCTCATTTATATAGTCTTTAAGACTTGCTCCTATCTTTAAAGTAACCCCAGATTCAAACCAAATCTGATTTAATAGTTTGGCCATGTGAAAATAAGAAGATGCTATCTGTCTTTTTTTTAGAATAGCTACATGCTTATAGTTGAGCTCTGCCAATAGTTCATAGAGGGCCATGTGATACTGGGCGTCACGTATTTTAGCAAAGTCAAAAATTTGTTGTTCTTTATCAAATATTGGTAAGAAGTTAAGCCACATGTAGTAATCTCTTGTAAGGTACCAGGTGTTTTCTCCTGACTTATAGATAACTCCTCTTCTACATCTAAGTTTTTGATCATCCCAGTAATTGATAAAATCTTTGGATTTAAAGGGTGCGTCACAATAGTATCCATTGTCTCTAAACTTTCTTGATTCTGTATTAAATAGTAAGCTAGTTTCATCAAATTTATATTTACCGGGTTCATCAAAAATATCTCTTACAAACTTAGAAAATTCCTCTCTTGAGGAAAAGTCTGTAATAGTCCAATTTCCATTATCATAGGTTGGTATATTTTCAAATATTTCCATTACTGATCATATGCCATTCCAATACCACCTCTTACTCTACTAGATTGTTCTTCCTGTAGATCTTTATATGCACCTTTAAATGATGCTCTAATCTGTTCAAAGTTTTTAGCTGCAGCTACCAGAGAGTTAATATTACCATCTCTACCATGTGAGATAGGTGTAGTCTCCATATACTTAGCTAATCTGTCTAACATGGATGCAATACCTTTATATGCTCTAGATGTAGGTGTTTCATACATTCTTTGGCAAAACTGTAAGGCTATAAATATATCCTGATCTTCTGTAGAGAACTCAGCATCTATCTGTTCAAGTATAAGTGACTCTTTATCTACTTCTGGTGTATAAAAGAATGGGTTCAAGTCTGGGTTAGGGCAAGTCATATAAAACAAGTATTGATATATCTTGATATAATTATCAGGATAATTATCCATAACATCTTTTAATGCCTTTAATGTATAGCAATGTTCTGTTGGAATTACTTTACCATTCTGTATGTCAAATAGTTTTACAATCATTTCTTTT